CTACTTCTTCAGAAATGATTCGATGAATTCACGTCGGGGATGACGATAGTTCAGAATATCTTCTGGCATCCTCATAAAGCGGTTGTTGCCGTCTTTGGCAGTAACAAAACAGCTGTGAACTCCGCAGACATCCGTTTTTATTGTGTCGCTATACTCAAAAAGCAACTGAGCCATCTTCTCTTGCCATTCTGGCGGCATAGCCTCCATGAATACTCGCGGCATCACGCAGAACGGCGCATGCGTAAGACCAAACCACAGTTGCAGGTCTTTACGATATTCTTCATCCATCGTCTTTACCTTTGTTGCAATAAAAAGCCCCGCGAATGCGAGGCTAATCCTGGTATTTGTAATGACTGGCTCTTATCTCAACGCAGCCCCTTACCGCGCGCAAGATGCTCAATATCAAGCATCAGCAATGAGATGTTTAATCTGGATTCACTCCAGAAGTGATCACCACCCTGTCTACAGAGCCAGATGTGAAGGATGATGAGTAGAATTATCGCTATCATCGAAGGCATTGCGTCCTGATGTATTCCTGAAGCGTTCTCAGTGCTGTTTGGTCGCGGATAATTCCGCCCCGGACACCGAGAACGTTTCGTCCAGCAACTGGAGAGAGTTCGACGGTGGCATCATTGCCCATGCCGGAGGCGCCGGAGGTTTCGGCTGAGGATGGCACAGGGCATTTTCCTTTGACGAGCACCCTGCCACCATTATCAAGCTTGCGCCGAAGAGCATCATTTTCAGCTTTCGCATCGGCTAACTCCCTCGAGTATTTTGCATCGAGCGCAGCAACATCACGCTGGCGCACCTGCATGTCAGTAATGGTGGCATTCGCCTGTTCCAGCTCTCTGGCTTTTTTATCGCGCTGCGCTTTGTAGGTGATGGCGTTATCGCGGTAATGATTAACAGCCCATAACAGACAGACGATGATGCAGATAACCAGAGCGTAAATAATCGCGGTTACTCTTCTCACTGATCTATCCCCCAACAAGCTAATGCGCTTTCCTGGTCACGACGAATAACCTGTCCGTAGCAGTTATTTGAACGTGTGCGGCAATCACGCCCACCGTCCTTAATCCACCAGCGAATCGCCTCACACGCTCCCCTGCGATCACCTGCATTAATTCGTTTATAAAACGTCGACGGGAAACACTTACCTGGGCCAATGTTGTAAGGACAGAATGACGCAATACCCGCTTTCTGGGGTTCGGTCAGTGGCACTTTGATGTTTTTCTCCACCCATGCCAGCGCCTTATCACGCTCAATGGCGTTAACCCGGTCGCATTTTTCCTTCGACAGCTTCATGCCAGGAATCACAGGCTTACCATCCACCATGATGGCACCTCGGCAGATGGTCCAGATACCCGCACCATCACGGTATGCCGTGGTGTGGTTACCTTCCTTTTCATCCAGAAACTGGTCGAGAATGTCAGGCGCAGGCGCACCAGCGGCAATCAGCGCCAGAACGGCAGCCGACAGGCCGTATTTGATTTTGGTGTTCATGGATATTTATCAGGATTTATCGGCAACAGATAACGAGCCAGCTTATATACGTCCTTTAAGATAAGTCAGTCCTGGATGAAACCAGTAAGCCGGCACTTTTTTAAAGGGCGGGTTGTCAAACTCACGAAGAAGAGCCTCCCGCACAACTGCATCCTTGTCAGCACCACTGGCCAGCGCTTCAATCTCAGCAGCTATCTGCAGATATCCCATGCAACGACCAATGCACTTCATCAGCCCCTGCTTTTTATTGTTCTTCAGGTAATCAATGGCAAATTCAATGAGCTCCTCACTATGCTGGTGCGATGGCGGTGTTACTTTCCCATTTTCTGAGATGGTTATTTTCCCAGCATCACCGGATACAACAAAGGATGGCCGGTTACACTCCCATTCCAGCTCACTGAAATTATCATTATGAATACTGAAACACTCTGAGAGATTTCTGCTCATCACTTTCCGACAATAATCGTCAAACGCAGCAAACTGCTCATCGCGGCGTTTTTTTTCATCTTCAGAAGGCATCAGCGTCGACAGTTTTTTATTCAGTTCAGCAATTTCATTTTCCAGACGACTGAAGCGCTGATTCATTTCTTCATGGTTCATCACCTAATCTCCCCGGGCAGCCTTGCGACGGTCCTCTTTAATTTTGAAATACAGGTTAGTCAGATACGTCAGCAGGCCAAACAGCAGACTCCCCAGCACACCTATCGCCACCCACTGGGACGGAGAGACTTTGTCCAGCAGCTGCAGTAACCAGTATCCCGTCCCCACCGCTGACGTGGTGTATGACACACCTGTTGTGATTTTTTCCATCTGGTACATACCCCGTCTCCCGTTATCCGGAAGCTCACAACATGAAAAAGGCCAGCAGCTGTTTACTGATGGCCCTGACTCCCCGTTACAGCATCATGACCGATTCGGGTTGAGGTTCAGTCGCATCGGCGACCGGTGATTCAGGCTGAACTTCACCGCTCTCTGCGGTGGTATCTCCCGCTTCAGTCGGTGGCTCTGCCTGTACACCAAGCAGCTCATCCAGAATGGCATCCACTTCTGCATCAAGACGCGCTTCCAGGTTATGGCGAAGTTTTTGTTTCAGTGCGCTCAGGACTTCTTCAGAGCGCAGGACTTCCTTCACTGCCTCTGCAGTGACCAGGGATGTAATTTCTGACATGGGATTTTCTCGTCGAAAGGTGTGATTAAGAAAGTTGCCGCTAAATGAGCGGCTCTTCGGGTTTGCTTCCGGCTGACTGACCGGCGCTGATTTTCTCAGCGGCCCTTTTGTCAATCTGTCTGCGCCAGAAGTCACGCATGGCCCTGTACCCACCCGAAAGGAGATACAGCACACAGACCACCGTACAGAAGTACAGCATTAACTGGTTCAGAAATGTCATAATTTCTTTCCGTTATTGTTGACAATAAGAACTGTTTTCATTAAAAAACCAGAGTACGAAAGTATCGTTCCTTTATTTTTTCTCCATAGGTATTACCACCGCCAGCGTCCATTCCTGTCGCTGGCGGTTTTTTTATCATGCCGCAGTGTCTGTGCTGTTCACTTCCACCGCAATGCTGTCAATCAGCACCGGGTAAGTCGCACCTCTGGTAATGTCTGTCACATGCAGTTTATCCGCCGCAAATGCACTGACCGGTGACTGCGTCAGCGTGAACGGTGTGCCATCCTGACCATCAATAACCGGCGTCACCTGAAGGCTGTTATTCCCGGCAAAGCGGAAAGCCAGCGTATGCCATTCGTTATCAAATGCGCCAAAGGTTCCCAGTTTCAGGTTGTTTGTCGCCACTTTCGCATTGTGGTACATCACATTCAGGTCTTTTGCATCTGTCTGGATGTAGAACGCTGCCAGCAGGTTATTCCCCCCGTCTCCGGTCAGGGCAACGCCCTGTGGCAGTGAAGATACCGGCCAGTAAAACGCCATAACATACTGGTTCGCAGCCAGCGCTCCCGAAACCTTAAAGCGGCAGCGAATCTGCCCCCCTTTCTGTAACAGAGCCGCACCGTTGCCCGCGGCGTACTCCAGCACCCAGCTGCTTTTACCGGCTTCCTTGGTCAGCTTCACTGCCTTACCTCCGGTTCCCTCCGCATCGCTGACCACTTCTGCCCTGCCGCCACTGGCTGACCATCCCTGTACTTTCAGGCTTCCCTCTGACTCGCTGGCAAGGTAAGAGAGCAGTGTTGTGACGCCTGTGGCTTCTGCACCGGAAGGCGATGACGGGCGCACCTCTGATACTGTCGATGATGCCCCCGCGTTTAGCGCCACTCTTCCCGCATGGCGCAAAATCGCCGTTGCCAGACGGTCGGAAATAATCCCNCTGAAATGGCTCGCCCTGTCCTGTGACGTCCAGGTGGCTGAGCTGTCACGCCATTTCGAACCGTAATATCCGATACCCGGAATGTCCGGGTCTTCTTCCGGTTTGTTCGTCGGCACATGCACCCCGTTCTCATCGGTCATGAACGGTACGAAATGGATATTCTTTTCCGTTTTGTTTTTATAGCTGCCGTACACCGTCTGGTACGTGGATTCGTTCTTCTGCTTCCAGAAATACGTCGTATCTCCACATATCCAGGGAACACCGCCAGCAGAGCCACCGACGCACTGACCTGCCATATCCGCCAGGTCTGCACGGAATTTATCAACCAGCGCACCAAACTGTGCTGCGTGATTTACCGGCGTACCGCCAAAATCAAATTCCCCCTGCATCCACACCACGGCAAGCAGCACATTTTTCGGGTTCTTCTTCAGTGCTGCTTTTGTTCGACCGATAAGGTCCTTATACAGCGGCTTGTCCACACCCCAGCGGGTTGAATTCTCCGAAGCACCACTCGCGTCACTGTATGTGCCATCAGCTCCGGTGGTGAACGCTGAACCACCACGACAGCACGGAACCAGCAGAATGCCCGCATTCGCCGGTATAAACGGCAGCAGTTTTTTGGCGATATGCAGCCCCTGCCCCACGGTTCCGTACTGCCCCTTTGACAGGTCCGCTTTCGGATGGTTAAGGCGGCTCATGTCCTGCACATCATGCAGACAATGGTCCGCCGGAATGATGTCGTTATATTTGCATGCTGCACCGCCCGGTGTCACCGTACTGCGGCGCGCCAGCTGCTTAATACGCGGGTCCGGACGGTCATATGTCTCCGGCAGCGGAAGGCCTTCACCATATGCCATGCTGTTTGACTGCCCCGCCAGAACAACAACAAAGTAATACTCCGGGTCTCTGGTGGCGCTGATTACTGTGCCTTCTCCATCCGACGGCTTCACCACAACAGGTGTGCTCACATCACCTTCTGCGACAATCGCCTGAATAAGTGCTGCGCCATCATCCGTATACGAAGAAAACGGCCCGCCGTATGGTTGCCATCCTTCACGAATTTTTTGAGCAAGTGCATCAGCAAGGTCTGACGGCGACACCGCCCTGACCACATCGTAGTGTTTAAATGCCATGAATCCTCCCGGCCGGGATAATGTTGTGAGTCAGATAAGGGGCGGGCTGAAGTCCGGAAGTTACAGGACAATGACAGAAGGAAGACTACAGCCCGCAATACGAAAAAGGCCGCGCAGTTGCGCAGCCTTATAAACCCTGGTTAAAATCCACACGATAAAAATGACAATGCAAGTATCTCATGCTGTTGCCCGAACCTACTCGGGCTTTTTTTGCATGTAAAAAGGCTCCTGCGATGAGGAGCCTGGATATATGCCTAATCTCTGTATACAGCATGATGCCGGGTGCCTCCCGGTGAATTCTGCAATGACCAGACAGAATCCGCAACTTGCCTATACAATACGCAACCAAACATCTGTCATTATGCCCCGCCGCCCAGGGGGATTCATCATGCAGGATTTTTTTAACAAACGCTCAGCATGTCAGGCAACAGTCGACTACCTGAATTGTGAGGCATTTAACATTTCACTGTCCGGTGTCTTTCCTGTAATAAAAAGCCCGCAAAAGAGAGTCAGGGCAGATAAGTGTGGTGTGGCGCGTTGTACTGGATTCGAACCAGTGACCGATTGCTTAGAAGGCAATTGCTCTGTCCGGCTGAGCTAACAACGCATGATGCTGATAATGGACCGCCATCGGGGACTTGAACCCCGCACAGCCAGCTTCGAAGGCTGACGCTCTATCCCGATGAGCTAATGGCGGTATGTGATATGGTGGCCCTTGCTGGATTTGAACCAGCGACCTGGCGATTATGAGTCGCTCGCTCTCACCACTGAGCTAAAGGGCCGGGCGCAGGATAATAACGGTACGTAACTAATCCTGCAATATCATCCGTTCTGACTGACTAAATCCTGAACTTCCCTGACCGTCTGCTCAAAACGTTCAGTCTCCAGCTCAACGCCAATTGCACGACGCCCCAGCGACATTGCTGCTTTGACGCTACAGACATAAAAAAGCCAGCCACTGGGGGAGGCTGGCAAACTCGTAGAGCAAAATGCTGTTACGCAAACTTCGTTACAGGGTCATCCTGCAATACAAAAAATACACAATATTTAGAAAACTAATAGTGCCATGTGCAATTTTTAAGATTTTGTTATTAATTGTGGTCGCACCTTCCTTTCTGTGTACTTTCCGTATAGCTCACAGGATTCTGGGTACAAAAAAACCCGCGCATCGGCGGGTTCTTAAATCTTATCAACGGTAGACATACAAAGCCCATCGTTTGGAAAATCTTATCCATATTTTTTGAAAAATGCAAGCATCATGTCGTCATCTTCGGCGAAAACCATTTATCTTGTCACCTTTCTCAATTGTATCTCTGCATATGCTTCTTCCTGCCAGCACTTTGTAACCAGTTTATCAATGACATCTGCATATCCTTTGTACCACTGATAATCCGTCAGGTCTGGTACCAGCTTCTGGACATGAAGCCGCGCCAGTGTGGTTGGTAAACGGCTAAACCGGTTTCCATTGCAACGCCCACAAACCTTATAAACAGGCGTGCCATGAAGCCGGGTTCTTTTTTCATCCAGGACAATACCTTTACCCTTGCACCCTCTGCATGCTGTGCTGACTTCTCCCTTACCATGACAATGCTGACATAGTTCCTTCACCCACTCTTCCTTAATAACAGATTCCCCGCTTCTGGAGTGTTTCACCACCTCGCGCAATACATTATGAAATCCAGTACCAGCACAATGCTCACAGCGAGCCTTACTTGCCGCAGACCTGGAATAATCAGCAAAGGCAAAATTCACAAGGTAAGGAATGATCTGTAGCCGGGTTTCTTCACTCAATTTATTCAATGTCGGGTTATCCAGTGCCATCGCGTAATTGAGCAGACCTTCAATCGCAAACTGAGGATCCTGAACACCAACTTTTGCCAGGAATAAAGCAAACCCAAGCGGTGCTTTTGACTGCACCATCCCCTGCGCAGCCATCACATCCGTAATTGTTAAACCACCAGAGCCTGTCGCCGGTGCGTCATCGCTCAGTTTTGGAGATTTCGGGGAGTAATATTTCGGTAAGGCTTCAAGGTTCATGCTCGTTCTCCACTTACGCCAGTACGCCAATTGCCAGCGCACGATCGATAAAACGAAATATCAGCTCCAGCTGAGAGCCATACTTCTCTTCAAATGCCACGGTATCCGCATGCAGCTCGTCGTGATGCTTTCTGCACAAAGGCAACACAAAAAGGTCATGCGCTTTTGTACCCATTCCACACTGACCGTGGCCTATCAGGTGGTGGGGATCATCAGCGGGCTTTCCACAACATGCACACGGCTGTGTCTTAACCCAGCGCGTGTACTTTTCATTAACCCAGCGGCGACGTTTTGGGCGTAACATAAAAGACTCCGGCGACTCCGGATCCACTTTCAGCGCCAGCACCTTTTTCGCTTTATCCTGGATGATGCTGGTGGCAGGAACCGAAGGCACAAGGTCACTTTCCCGGGTGACAGACGGCACAACAGGCTTCGGTAATCTCAGTGCCTTACGGGCTGCACTTTCCGGTAAGGCATCCGCCAGGTCATTACGAATCAGCCACCAGCACAGTTCCGGCATTGTCACAACGTGACTGTCATCAAAACCGAGATCCCGACGCACAACAGACAACACCCAGCGGGTACAGTTATCCGTTGCCATTGATTCCAGCCGTTCCGTGAACTGATCGCGCAGCTGGTTATCGCAGTGCCAGCACAGACGGATTGCGCCCGGCGTGTGTCGCATTGTGGTCATGTTCTCGCTGTGCCAGTCGGAATGAGGCCACTGGCAACCTTTTTCACGAAGTAACCAGCGTTCAAGACATTCCACTCCACCAGCACGACGAATCACTGCCTCATTGCGGAACACGGCCCGAACGGCAGGATCATCCGCCAGCGGTTGTGATGCCGCCGGAACGGCACCACTGGCGAAAGATGAATAACGTTCCGGCTCAGGCTCCAGCAGGACACGCCCCTGCATAAACAGGGGCATCAGCTCTGAACCGGGCCTGAACAATACGATCCCCATACGCGGGGCAATTTCAGGGGTCAGTAGCGCTCTCACGGTCACCTCAATGAACGGTATCGAGCAGCTTTAACAGCTCAGGGAACCGGGATTCGAAGAAATGCGGCTGCGTCTCGCGCGGATTTGCGGGACTGGTGATGTTCTTGCCGAACATGCAGCCTTTCGCCGTCAGCGACCAGAATTTTTTGATGTTGTTAATCGCGGTACGGCTGTATCGTTCGCGCTGCTCGACGATCCCCAGCTTCACCATCTGGTGATATGCCTGATTAGCCGTCAGGCGGATACCATACTGCTTCAGCAGTGCACTCAGTGACAGCGTGGGGCGGCTTGAGCCATCAGGCGCGTCAGCAGGAGCATCAATGGCATAGCGCGGTGCCAGATTCGGTAAGCCAACAGCCTCCTGGAGTTTCTGACAGGCTCCAAGCACTGATGAGTTAGACAGGTTTAATTCCCGGCGCATAAAGTCCAGCAGGATCACACCAGCCTGCATCTTGTCAGCAGCCTGTCCGGATAATTTTTCCGGTGCGCTGGTTACCATGTCGAAAGTACGGATCACCTTAAGATGGAATGACGGGCTTATCCACATTGCATAGGCATACACCAGTTCTTTGCAGACATACGTTCCCCGTTCATTTCCCCCATGAATCACACTCACCGGGTCAACACCCAAATTCTGGGTGTTGGTCAATTCATGAACAAGTTCAACAGTTTGTTGGCTGGAAAGAAACTTTCCTGGCTCCTTGGTTCTGGCATTTGCACCAGATGCTACTGCTGCGCGATGTAGATCGTTCAGGCTGTAACGCCCATAAACATCACGACGAACTTCAATACCATCAATGACCATCAGATTATTCATACTTCGTTTCTCCTCTTGATCAGGCGGCTGCACCCGCCGTTTTCTCGTACTTACTGATAGTGATCTCGACCTTCCCTTTCGGGATAACCGGTCCCCACTCCACCAGCATTCTTTTCACCTGACTGTCGTCTTCCCACACACCCGCGTGGGTCAGGGCGTCAAACAGCGCCTTGTTATAGTTGTCCAGATCGCGGATCCTGTTATCCGGAGGAAACAACACGATCTCCACTGAAGCAGGTGCCGACGTTGGTTTCGGCAGACGACGTAACTGCTCAATGATGGCGGCACACGCCGCGCTCTGAAATTTTCGCCCCGCCTCGCTTATCAGGCTCTTACCAGCAAATGCCCCTTTGTTGGGGTGTCGCCAGTACGTGTTCACGCTGGGCGGAAAAGGCAGTATTAGCTTCATGCCACCATCTCCCTGACCAGTTTTTCCGCCTGCTGGCGAACCTGCGCCAGAAAGGCCTCACCACATGCCTCAAGTTCATCGCGCCCGATGTAGCTGATTGCCGGTCCCTTCCAGGTCTTGTCGAAAACAGCAATAGCACCAGCGAAGAAAGCGCCTGTCGGCACCTGCTTCTCATCCTTCGGGATAAACCAGGCAGGCAGTTCAAAACCAATACGCCCGCGAATAAAAGTAATATGGTCCGCATCTTCCGGCCACCACACTTCGCTGGTGGCAGCTTTGATCAGGAAAACATAGCGCCCACCCTTATCACGCATGGCACTGGCATGTTTCATGATGTAACGCATGCCGGTGATGTATTGCCCCTCATGCTGACTGGCGCGGCTGTATGGGGGATTACCAAAGGCAGCACCTTTAAGCTCCGCAAGACGTTCTGACCAGTCATGCGCCAGCGCGTTATCTTCCGCCGTGTAATACGCGGCACATTTGGCGTTATCACCGTCAGTAAACAGATCCAGAACAAACGGGCCAAACAGGGTGTTAATTCCCCAGAAAATGTTGTCCGGCGTGCGCCACTGATCACCCACTTCCTTCAGTTCATGGGCTGGTTTGTTCCGCAGTTCCACCAGCTCCTGGCAATATTTATTACTCATTAAGCCCCCACGTAATTCCCTGACAGATACCACTCATCACCCGATACAGCGCGCTTGCTGCTTTTCCGTAAACACTGCTCACGACGCGCCAGAAAATTGTTTCGTTCTGGCTGGGAGTGGCTTTCACGGAATGCCGCCATCCACACCGTTGCAGCACGACGGTATAAGCCCCTGGACTCCAGTTCTTCCGCCTGGCGGGTCAGGCACAAAATCACCCGGGGATCGTTAGTGCCGACATAGAAATTGCGCACAGGTCTGGTTTCACGAACTGGTTGTGGTTCCGGCTCCTGCGCTCTCTCAGTCAGGCGTGGGAAATGTCTGCGTGTATCTCCTTCACAACGGTGAGCCACACGCCCACTCTGACGTAACTTGCTTGCTGACTGCAGAACGCGCTGCCGTGAGTAACCTGCAAAAGCATCCGCAATGTCTCCGGAAGTACACCCCGGATGGGCTTCAATGAATTTCTGAACTTCATTCAAAAGACTCATGATCACCCCCTGAATCCTGCCGGGATCTGGCTGTAGTCCACGTTGTCGTAACTGGCTTTGAAGTACGGGTCCTCGCGTCTGGCTGCAGATACCGCAGGAACTTCCCAGGATTCTTCGAAATGACGATCCGGACCAAAGAACGTGACAGCCTGTTTCACAAATTGTGTGCCGCTGTTACCCATCGCAGATACCCAGCCCGCGTAGCGTTTCACACCTTCCAGCATGGTTTCGGGGTTTACCCCCTCATTCAAACGGGCTTTCCAGGCTTTGAAGGCTGCAGATTTTGAATTGCCACCAGCACGTTTGGGATATGCCAGCCATGCCTGCTCAAACTCCGGAGAGTATTCCGGTCGGTTTGAACGAACTCGCACGGACTCATCAACTGATGCACCAACAGCTATTGGTTCATTGACTGGTTCTTTGACTGGTTCAAAAGAGTGACTGGTTCTGGGTGAATCTCCTGCACTACCCCCTGGTGCAACTCCTGCACTACCTGGTGAATTTGCTGCACCAGATAGTGAATTATTTGCACTACCCCCTAGTGAATCTCCTGCACCATCCAGATGAAGGAGATAGATATTACTTGAGTTACCTTTTTCACCTTTCCGGGTGACTTTTTTTACCAGCCCGGACTCACAAAGGGCCGCAATATGATTCATCACAGAACGTTTGCTAATCTCGCACTGGTCAGCAATATGCTGGTAGCTGGGCCAGCACTCACCCTGATCGCTGGCATTATCAGCCAGCTTGATCAGAACCAGTTTTCGCAATGGATTACCCACTCGAATTTTCATCGCTTTAACCATCAGCTCCATACTCATGCTGCACCTCCGAGATGCTTCATGTTTTTTCCGGAGCGAAAGGCTATAAGCGGCATACTGACGCGGTAATTACGGCCCAGCGGTTCACAAATCACCTTCTGACATTCACGGTCAACCAGGCTAACACGTAGAACATGCCCTGCAGGCGTGGTGTACCACTGCCCAACTGTAGGAATTGATGTTTTTTTACGCTGAAGCAAACGGCAAATATTGAGGATCAACGGATTAAGCATGACGATGCCCTCCGCTGATATTCAGGAGACGGTGAATATGAAAATTAGCCTTATCCGCCAGACGAATACGTTCAGCCTGCAAGTTAAGAAGGGTTTCTACCAGAACTTGATGCGCCTGCGGATCCGAAAGAGTTACCTTGCGCAGAGCACGTAGTGCAGTTGTTACATAACTGAGTTTATGTAAGTCTTCATCATTCAGACGAGCGAGGGTTGGGAGAGTAGTCATGGTGACAGCCCCTATGTTGAATTCAAAGAACTCACCACATGGGACGCCAATCACAGAGGTGGTGAGACGTACAGGGTTGGCGTAACCGGTCAACATAGAACCCGGCGCATCTTGCGATGCCCCTGCACGCCCCACCATAATTTGGACGTAGCAATGCTCATGATACGAAAAAACCGCATGAGCGCGGTTATGCTCTATATTGAATTCCAGGACGCCAATCCCGACACCCGCTTTATAAGGTGCCTGAACAGTGTAACGTCCCGGAATGGCAGAATCAATGTGCTGGTGGTCCTTCACACTCAACAAAATCACGCCTGAATTTCCACAAAGGACTAAAGCACTCATGCGGGTAGTCTTTGCGAAGATAGATAACGCGCTGCGTTTCTGGCTCCCAACGAATAACATGGACATAAAGCCCTCTTCCGTCACGAAACCAGCGGTTAAGTTCCTGCACAACTCGCCCCCCACAGTCAGGTAAAGTTCTCTGTGGTTACTTACAGCCAGGTGATTTGGTAATCTGCATTCATGCCGTAACAACAGGTGTTCAGCGACGCTGACCACCAGCTGTTGCGACAAACGGTTATTTGCCGTTAAACTGTTCATGCGTTAGTTTCTCCACAGACACAAAACGCCACGACGCCCGGAGCTGCACACTCGCGGGCGTCACTCTTTTCTGGAGCGCAAAAGATTTTGTAGACCAGTGCTGCATGCTCCTGGAGCTTCGAAATTGACAGATACAACTCATCATTAATTGCTGTCTGCTCGTGTGGCTCCACTACCCCGTCTTCGATTGCCGAACGAATCTGCTTTGAGTAACTCCCGATCTGTTCGATGACTTCCAGCAGGCGCTGGTTTATATCGGCATTGTCCACATCCTCGACGTCAGGAAGAGACACAAAGACGCCATTTGCAGACTGCGCCACAGCGTCAGCAATGAAGTGAGTGCCACCAGCACGTTGTAAAATCATTGCCCATCCCAGCGGGAAAATCTGATCGCCATCGGCACGAAGGCGGTTAAATAATGCGTTCTCTGTTACATCCAGCCAGTCAGCTGCTTCAGCGTAACCACCCGGCAACGCTGCGATAGTTTTTCTGACAGCTTTCACGTACCACTCAGGCTGTTTTTCTACTTTCCAGTGATACTTACCCACGGTTAGCCTCATCGTTCTGTGGTTTCTGTTAATCGATTTATCCATTAGATTTTTCATAAAGCTCAGGTTTAAATGGCAACCGTCCGCAAGTTCTATATGCTGCTTCTGCTGCACGTCCTTTTGGAATTAACTGGCCCGGACGGTTTCGCCACTGATAAACGGCCTCAGTTGTTATGCCGAAAAAAGCAGCAACTTTCTCAATACTGCCGAAGTAGCTTTCGATATCGTCAGTTGTCATACGCCCTCCAAAACTAAGTTTTATTAGATGTTAATTATCAATCTATCTTAGGTCAATAAAAACTAAGATTACTTAGTAATTTAAGAAATGGTGCTCCTATGGAAACGGTTGGTCAGCGTATAAAAGCTCTGAGAAGGGTTACCAGAACGTCCCAGAAAGAATTGGGTAAATTTTGTGGGGTAAGTGACGTTGCTGTGGGGTACTGGGAAAAAGACATCAATGTCCCTGGCGGGGAAGCACTTTCGAAATTAGCGAAGTTCTTTAATACGTCAATAGATTACATTCTTTATGGTGCTGAGTTTGAAGGCAAACTAGTCACAAACATGCGCAGAGTTCCTGTAATTTCGTGGGTTCAGGCTGGGCAGTTTACTGAGTGCAAGGCAGCAGAAGTGTTTAGTGAAGTGGACAAGTGGGTAGATACATCTTTAAAGATTGGTGATAACTCATTTGCATTAGAAGTTAAAGGCGACTCCATGACTAATCCTAATGGCCTCCCAACAATACCAGAAGGTGCAACAGTGATTGTAGATCCTGATGCAGAACCTCGTCATGGAAAAATAGTCATTGCTCGACTTGATGGAACGAACGAAGCTACAGTAAAAAAATTAGTCATCGATGGTCCTCAAAAGTTTTTAGTGCCATTAAATCCACGGTATCCCAACATCCCAATCAATGGTAATTGCCTGATCATTGGTGTAGTCAAAGGAGTTCAATACGAACTCTAGTACCTCCCTTCTCTAACCAAGGCACCAAACTAAGAAAAGTTTGGTGTTTCCTCTTGCCTTAAAAACTAAGTTAAGTTAGATTTAATATCAAAGATAACGAACAGGCAGGACGCCCACAAAGTAGCCTCCTGGGGCAAATGAAGTCCAGGATGATTCGTTAGCAACAAAAAAGCGCCCTATAGAACGCTTCGATCTTTAACAATCTGGGTATCATCCAACCAATGCAAGATTTAAGGAATCCAAGGCGAATTCAGATCTCGCCCCGACTCACGTAATGATCTTGGTCGTTCGTACATCGGATTTTTTTCCATAAGAAATTTATTTTCACAGTGAAGGCAACGGCTTGTAAGAAAATGAGAAGTTTTACCTACTGGAAGCGGATGAAGTATCGATTTTATATTTTTGGAATAACAAAGTGGGCACAGATGCACAGTTATTTCTTTTCCACTCACAATTTCATTTTTAGAGTAAACAAAAGCACCAGAGTCAAGCTGATCAAGGACATATCCTTCTACCTTGGCACAAAAATCTTCAAACTCTGCAATTTTTGCTTTGAGATGCATCACCTCTTCATCACGAAGGCGGATCGCATCGCCAAGAGAGAAGCATTCTGCCTGAAGCGTGATTAGTTTGTTCTGGAGTTCAATGGTTGCAGCTTTAACTTCTGCATCCGTTTTCGCGTCATTAATAACCTTAGCAAGACCGGCAGTCTCCTTTATAGCAGCCATAGCCGCAGACAGTTCAGCTATCACGTTGAATACTCAGCTAGTTGTTGGGGGTATCCAGATTAACCAAATCCTTGTTGTTGGGGAATAACCAGGTCCACCTCGCCTGATGTGGCTAAAAGCAGGCACATAACAGCTAAGTATTTTCAACCAGAGAGAATCCTTAGCGTTGTGGTGAATGCGGCTCAGCGCACGCGGGTTAAGGTTGAGGCTGACAGTCGACCTTCTGTGGATACCCACCCGTCTGGTGTACAACCTTCGCCAGGCACCGGGAGGCACCCGGCACCACAACTTTATGCTGTGTGTAGTCTTGGCGGTACCAGCTTGTACCCTTGCTTCCGGCTGGTACCGCTCTTTTTACAAAACAGAGAAGAGCATCACCGGACGACGGGCTCATAACCCAATCCATCCGGGCGGCTGCCACCGCAGGTGTTCTTCTCTGTTTTGTGGAGAAACTAACCGACCTTGCAGGGTCGATATGATGAGGAGCAGCAAAATGGCTAGCGAACGCAGTACTGATGTGCAGGCATTTATCGGGGAGCTGGACGGCGGCGTATTTGAAACCAAAATCGGCGCAGTTCTCAGTGAAGTCGCTTCCGGTGTGATGAACACGAAAACCAAAGGTAAGGTCTCGCTCAACCTGGAAATCGAACCATTTGATGAGAACCGTGTGAAAATCAAACACAAACTCTCATATGTTCGCCCGACTAACCGCGGGAAAATTTCCGAAGAAGACACCACCGAAACACCGATGTATGTCAATCGCGGTGGTCGCCTGACTATTCTGCAGGAAGACCAGGGACAATTACTGACTCTTGCCGGTGAACCTGACGGAAAACTACGCGCAGCAGGTCATTAATATCGTTCTTAATTAACTGATTATTTATCTCATCACTGAATATCTTTATATAGTGAGGACTTATTATGTCTCAGAACTTAGACGCAACCGCAATTAATCAAATCCATGCCCTTATTTCTGCTCAGGGTGTTAATGAAATTATCAGTAAGATTGGTGCCGATGCTGTGGCATTGCCTGAGAATTTCCGCATTCATGATCTGGAAAAATTTAATTTAAATCGCTTCCGTTTCCGTGGTGCGCTTTCCACTGCCAGCATCGATGACTTTACCCGTTATTCTAAAGATCTTGCAGATGAAGGCACCCGCTGCTTTATCGATGCCGATAATATGCGTGCCGTCAGTGTGCTTAACCTGGGTACTATTGATGAACCAGGTCACGCAGATAACACCGCCACTCTCAAGCTAAAAAAGACAGCACCGTTTTCTGCTCTGTTGTCTGTTAATGGCGAGCGTAACTCCCAGAAGTCACTGGCAGAATGGATTGAAGACTGGGCCGACTACCTTGTGGGCTTTGATGCTAATGGTGACGCTATTCAGGCAACAAAAGCGGCTGCGGCTGTCCGTAAAATCACGATTGAAGCAAACCAGACCGCTGATTTTGAAGATAATGACTTCAGCGGCAAACGCTCCCTGATGGAGTCTGTCGAAGCGAAGACCAAAGATATTATGCCAGTGGCATTTGAATTTAAATGCGTTCCGTTTGAAGGTCTGAAAGAACGTCCATTTAAATTACGCCTCAGCATTATCACTGGCGATCGTCCTGTACTGGTTCTGCGCATTATTCAGCTGGAAGCAGTGCAGGAAGAAATGGCTAACGAATTTCGTGATCTGCTTGTTGAGAAATTCAAAGACAGCAAAGTAGAAACCTTTATTGGTACTTTCACCGCCTGATTTCATTACTGCAAATGCCCCTGCGGGGCATTTATGGAAACGTAATTAACTCAATAATCGCCGGATGGTGAGGGCTTCCTTTTACCAGAATTCAGCGCGGTGCAGCGCATATACGTGGAGAACAAAATGTCATTTATTAAAACTTTTTCCGGTAAGCATTTTTATTATGACAGGATAAATAAAGACGACATCGATATTAACGATATCGCGGTTTCCCTTTCAAATATCTGTCGCTTTGCCGGTCATCTTTCGCACTTCTACAGCGTCGCCCAACATGCGGTTCTTTGCAGCCAGCTGGTACCGCAGGAATTTGCTTTTGAAGCGTTAATGCATGATGCAACAGAAGCGTATTGCCAGGACATCCCCGCTCCACTGAAACGCCTTCTTCCTGACTATAAACAGATGGAAGAAAAAATAGACGCCGTAATCCGTGAGAAATACGGGTTACCCCCGGTTATGAGTACGCCCGTGAAATATGCCGATCTCATCATGCTGGCAACCGAACGCCGCGATCTCGGGCTTGATGATGGCTCTTTCTGGCCTGTACTGGAAGGCATCCCGGCAACAGAGATGTTCAACGTGATTCCACTGGCACCGGGCCATGCCTACGGGATGTTTATGGAACGTTTTAACGAGTTATCGGAGTTACGCAAATGCGCATGAATGTTTTCGAAATGGAAGGGTTTCTTCGCGGGAAATGTGTACCGCGAGATCTGAAAGTGAATGAAACAAATGCTGAGTATCTGGTGCGTAAATTCGATGAAGTACGTGCTGAGGCTCGCAACGAGGGTATTAACTATACCGCAAGCCGCCTTGCTGCTGCGTTCAATCACGGATTTATCAATAAGTCTTTACGTGAAGTTTTCGACGTTACACGCATGATTCTGTCAGCGAAAGATGAGTTGGCTAATGAACCGCACCCGATTGATGGTCTGTCCGGTGAATATGCGGAGAAATCCCTTGAAGAATGGGCGGCACAGATTCGCAAAGGAGGCAACCAGTGAATAACCGCTTTTACATGATGTGCTTGCGTGAAACTGTGGGTAATAACGCTTCATTCCATTGCCATAACGGCAATGGTTACAGTTCTAATATCGATCGCGCTCATGTTTACACGCTGGAAGAAGCCCAAAAAGCCTGGAATTGTGGTCGAGATATCGATCAGCCTGTTTGCGCTGATAGCGTGGATGCAATGGCTGTGTGGCACGTTGATTACCAGTACATCCCTACAGAAAACCTGATTGAGCCAGATTGCACTGCGTATGTGGCCTACAAAAAAGGTAGCTGGAACGGCAACGATGTTTACTGGCTTCAACACGGTGGATTGCCAACAGATGACTTCAGTAAAGCGACCATCTTTAGCGTCGCCAACAAAAACGAACCAGGAATAGTTTGGTTGCCATTTTCCATTGCTGATTCAGCAAAGCGCCGGACGTTCAATATCAATAACTTTAACCGCAGAACAATGGTTCAGGGCGCAGGTTTGGTCATGCCTGACTGGTTGAAAAAGCAGAACAGAAGAAAGAAGTCGCGAAGCGGGAAGGTGCGTTGGAATTGTCCGCATTGCGGAAAAATCACCTGGCAGTACAACCCATATGATTTTGAAGGCTGTAGTGATTACAACTGTGAATGATGGCGAGAATGACAATTGACTATCAGGCACTGCGTGAAAAGGCAGAGAAAGCAACTAAAGGAAGCTACATCGTAGGGCATACATCTGTTAACCAACACGGCAATTTAACAGGAGTTTTTGTTTGTCAAAAATGGAAAGGAGAACCCGGTGGCGTGATTGCGGAATGTCATGTTAACTGCCTGATTGAAACAGATGTTCAGGCTTATGCAAACGCTGAATTTATTGCTGCTTTTAATCCAAATGTTGCGCTGGCACTACTGGATGAACGGGAAAGAAACCAGCAATACATCAAATCCCGCGACCAGGAGAACGAGGATATTGCGCTTACGGTTGGGAAGCTGCGCGTTGAGCTTGAAGCAGAAGAGAAAACATCAGCAGCCAGACTTGAGGCGCTCGACCGCACCCACAAAATGTTCCAACGGGAACAATGCAGGGCAGAAGCCGCAGAGAAGCGTATTGCTGAACTGGAGAAAAGCGAAGAGCAACTCATTAACGAGCGTGACCATGCTGAATCTGCTTTAGCAGATATGTACTTTGCAGCAACCGGGAACTGGCCGGAGTGGAGTAACTGTTTCAGTTTTTCAGATGCTGTCGATGCCGTAGTTGACAGAATTGCTGATTTAGAAGCCAAACAGCCATCGCCAGTAGTGCCGGAGGAAATCAGTACGACCCACACAATGCTGCCCGCCATGAATGATCAGTTGATGGCGTTCGGTTATGTGAAGGGGTGGAATGCCTGCCGCGCGGCCATGCTTCAGGGTAGCCAACCTGTAAGCCAAACTTACAAGTTGCCAGTTAATACACCTTGCCAAGATGCGCCAGCCCATATCTGGCTGCAAACAGCTGGAGTATGGCCAGAAGATGGCGAGTTAAGCGAATTAACGTGGTGCAGCCACAATCAGCACCATGATGACACGCTATATGTTCGAGCTGACCTTGTGAATGGCAACTCTCCGGTAACTCCGGATGGTTGGATAAGCTGTAGTGAGCGAATGCCGAACGATAAACAGTATGTTTGGTGTTGGGGGAAGTCTTACGGCTGGACTGAGTGCGATACCTTCGAAGGGTATTACGATTGGTCGAGAAACAAATGGTGGGCAATTACTGACGATGGGGAAGAACCGGCATCGAAAGTAACCCACTGGATGACGCTACCGGAGCCACCGCAGGAGGTGAAGTAATGAACAACTTAATGACAACTAAACAAGTCGCCGACTTCTGTGGCGTTTCAGTATCGACCGTTCTTCGCTGGAACAGTGTAAACAGGAGAACTGGCCAGAAATACAGGCCAGACTTTCCAGATCCTGATATTAAATCCTGCCCAAATAAATGGGCATCACGTAAGATTTACAAATTTGCCGGAGTTATTGAGGAATGTGAAGCAGCTCAGATATGAGATGACACATCCTATAGCACATAGCCAAACATAGCAATCAGACTGTCCGCTTTGTGTTGAAGCGGACATTGCCGCAGCGACTTGTCTTAGCCATAAATAACCAAAACGATGCGCTGTTCATATAAAGTTCTTTTAAACTTCAAATCAGTAATTTTTGTCTAAATCTTTTCAAACTCATAAAAACCAGTAAGATAAGAAATCACCTTTACCTGTTTTTATGAGAGGCATAAATGATTGATAATGAAGTTAAAATTTTTGCAAAAGAAAAAGAAAAAATGCTGTGCAACAAACTTTCTTTTTACAGGGAGCATGCTCAATCGAGTGAAGATACAAGAAAAAGAAACGAATTTGAACGAGACTATGCGCGTATTCTTTATTCCTCTTCGTTCCGCCGGTTACAGGGGAAAATGCAGCTCTTTGAAGTCGATCCTCAAAAATTTAACCGTAATAGACTGACTCATAGCCTAGAAGTTGCCCAGATAGCCCGAAGCATCGCATCCGAACTAGAACTTGAACATCCTGTTGTAGCAGAACTGGCTGCACTTGCTCACGATATTGGCAACCCTCCGTTTGGTCATTCCGGTGAAAAAAAGCTAAACGATATTGCTAATGATTTCGGCGGCTACGAAGGCAATGCACAGGCACTTAGAATACTCAGAAGTCTCGAGATAAAGCATCCAAATTGCCCCGGTCTCAACCTTACCCACCGTGCCATTCTCTCCGTCGTTAAATATCCTTATAAAAAGGAAAACGGCAGAAAAAAATATCTTTATAATGATGACTATAAATACTACACAGAATTGGTAAATAGATATGAATTAGATTTGCAGACTGGCGAGAAGACCATTGATGCACAGATAATGGATCTGTCAGACGAAATTGCATATGCCGCGCATGACCTTGAAGATGCACTAAGCCGTAGCATGGTCAGTATTGAAGATATTTTTTATGAGTTTGGGATATCCAAGTACAAAGACTCAATTGATTTATTAAATAAAATCATTGAAAAATCTAAATATACAGCTTCGAGAGCATCAAGACTCAATTCATCTGAAGAGTTCGCCATAATATTCAGAAAGGAATTGACATCCAATATTGTTAATGCGCTTGTTAATGATATTACTGTTATTCAAAGTGAAAATGGATTCAAGCAACTTGGATTTAGCACTACAAAAAATCTGTCTGCAGGCCTTAAAGATATCGTATTTAAAGTCATCATGCGAAAAAGAGATATTAAAAGTTATGAGCACAAAGGAAACATTATCATCGAAGATTTATTTAATTTTTATAATTATAGAGATAACATAGAATTCATATCCCCTCAACTGTATAGAACGCTCCCAAATAAAATAGATCCTATTTATCAAGAACTTAAAAAACGTGCAATTGTCGACTACATCTCTGGAATGATGGATACATTTGCCATCCGCGAATGGGAAACGCATCACAAAAAATAACCAAACTGGCGCACATCAACAACAGATTCAGTGCCACTCTTCCCATGGGACAGAACAGTGATTCTGTCCATTATCACCCGATTATACAGATAAGCCACATCTAGTAGTTCTGAGCTAGCATTTTCCACATTGATTACGCTTCCGTGCACATCGTTATTTTTAACCAAAAAGAAAGGACATATGCAAAAATAATATCAAGTAACGGAGTGTGTTAAATCGTAACCAATCATCTTTACTTTACATTTCGTAACTTAAACCGTACGTTTTCTAAACATTAAATATACACTTTGCGCTGTAAGTTGTATCTCTCCGTTAAGCTCACTGCTCAACGCCAATAGTCATATTTTATTGCGTTCTGGCTGCGCAAATTGTCAACTGGAATCTGAACTAGGACAAGTAACGAGCGATTCAACCCTCTCCCACCATACCTGGTAGGCTTTACGCTGTTCTTCTAGATAATCGCTCTTGTCATAAACCTGCCATACCCCTGGCAGCTTATGACCAAGCATAATTTCTGCAATATGAGGCGCAGTAAGATCAGAAAAGTTTGTTCGTGCTGTTCGCCTCAAATCATGAAGAGACCAATGAGGGAATTGATACCCCAAACGTCGCCATGCGAACTGCATTAAATTGTAAGGCAGCGACTGCAATGATGTCCGACCAACTGGCTCCCTGCTTCCTTCCTTAGTAAAAAGCATATCGGAACCGTTGTTCATAGAGATAACGTATTTTATAAGCTCTTCAACCGGTTCAATAATGGGCCGCTTTAGTGGTTCGCCTGTTATCTCCCCTGTCTTATGTCGTTCTGGCGGTACAGTCCATACCTTATTAATGAAATCAAAATCGTCCACCCTGGCGGTAATTAGCTCTGAACTACGGCAGCCAAAATGCAGCAATAGTTTAATGAAGGCCCGGTATTTAGGAACCATTCGAGAACCATCGATCGCAGCATAAAGGATTTTAATTTCATCATGTGTCAGAAACCGTTTCTTCTGACCTTTACGGATATCCATATCTTTACCCGTGATATCCGACAGCGGGCGAGTTTCAATGAGCTTTCTCTTATACGCCCAGACATGGGCCTGCTTTGCGTTAATTAGTAATCGGTCTGCTATTGCTGGAGCCTTAGTGCTAAGAGGCTCCAGGACTTCTAACCAATCATGCAATGTAGCTGCATCGTGAGGGATATTCCCGATTTTAGAGAACAGGTGCAACTCAAACGAGCGGAGTATCTGTTCAGAACCCTTTTTATTTTTTACACAATATGCTTCATACCAGGCACGGATCACAGACTCTACCGTCATGGCTTCAGTAGCTTTTCGTTTTTCAGCCTGCTTGACCAATCGTGGATTACGGTTTGACTCGAGTTCACCACGGAGACGGATAACTTCTTCTCTGGCCTCTTTTAATCCAGTTGCCGGGTAAGTTCCGATATCAAGACGCTCACCTTTCCCTGCCCATTGATAACGATATTGGAATACTACGCGACCTTTCGGTGATACTCTGACAGACAGACCATCACGATCGGATTTAACCAAAACCTTATCACGTTCCTTTCCAACGACTGAACGCAACCACGCATCAGACAGCGCCAT